ACGTTTGATTTTAGCAGCATACTTTTTTGTAGCCGAGGAAACGTCTTCGTGAGGAACAAATTTAATTGCTGATATAACACGATTATATGAAGCGTACCCCCCCGAAGGAAGGGTAGAGGTTATAGAGTTAGAGAGCATTTGCAGGTAAGCCTCTCCGTAGTAAAGACCACCTTTTGTTTTGTAGAGATCAATTATCTCAAACTCAAATGCGTCTTTTCCCAATTTGTTCATATCGTCTTTAAGATTTTTAGACGAACCCGCATAGGTTCTCCAAGAATGTTCTTTTCCGTATTTAGGTGATTTCTTTAATCCGTTATACCTAAACACTTTCTTGCCAATGTAAAATTTACCGTCACTTTTTCTTGTGATACAATAGACAAACCCAAACCACTCCGAAGTTCTAAATTTTCTTCGGAATGACCAGTGGCCTAGGTTGTCCTTAGACAATAACGGCGTGGGAATTGGTGATTTCTTTGTATTCTTCCGGGTCAAATGTCCAAATGTCTCCTTTTGTCCTCCAGATATGAAGGAGACTACCATTGAACAAAAGCTTCTTGAAACCCTCGTTACCGTATTTAAGACCATACTCAGAAACTACCACCTCTTTGTGTTCTTGTGGTGTTGTCAAGCCCGACAAAATCTTACCTGCCTTGATTGGTCCTATTCCTTCTATACCCGGAATATTGTCAATGGAGTCGCCGGTCAACATCTGTTTCCAGAAAAATATATCGGCTTGTTCCTCATTGACGTGCCAACGCCTCTTAGCGTTAGCCTCTGTTTTTGGGTCTAAATGATATCCGGGGATCATGTCTAGGTCTTTGTCAACCGTGACTACAACATAGTTATCTTCCCCTAGCTTGGTAGCCCAGACACCAATAGCGTCATCTGCTTCGTAACCTTGACAGTAATGGGCATCAAATACATCTACTACCCAGAACCTTAGCTCATCAATATAAGGTGCTCTTTTCTTATTAGATGTTGCCCTTGCTTTTTGAAGCTTGTACTCTGGATGTATTTTCTTTCGAAAGTTATCCTGAGAGTTGCCAACTGCCATTGAGTACACAGCCTCTTCTTCTGGTATGTAGTGGCTCTCGAATATGTGCTCTACAAAATGCTCAAAACGGTCTTGAGCGTGTTCAATTGAAGGCTGATAGGTTTGTTTTGCTGCTTCTATCTCCTTAAGACTTGCACCTCTCCACTCCATCTCTTCTAAGTCAGCCTTAGATGCTGGTTTTTGCCAACAAGCCATGTGAACAAGAATATCACCATCGATCAAGAGTCTCCTGTTCTTTGGCTTATACTGGATTACTTCCTGCATTATCATCTTCCTCTGAAATTAGGTCAAGATCAATTCCTTGCATTACAGCACTTAGGATTTCAGTCATTACCCCCTCATAAGCCTGTTGAAAAGCAACATCTTTTCCAATTGGGAGATCCGATACAATCTCAATTGGGTAATCTGTCCCTTTCTTTGATGCCAGTTCACTAAGAGCAACTGCAACATTTGGAAAAGACTTTACCTCTAGTCGGAATCGATAAGTGTATTCTTCTCCCTCACCCTCTTCATGGGTAATTCCGTATTCGTATTTGTTCATATTAGTATCCATTGTTTACTTTTTTGCCCCGCGAATAGTCTTTGGTTTGAACCATTTCCAGTCATTGACTCTTTCATTTTCAAAAGGTCTTGGACGTAGCTGTCCTGTAACCGGGTGATACTCTTTTCCTCCATTGAGAGGATGCAACCTATTAACCTTTTTGATATTCTTTGGCTTCTTCTCCATTGCGTATCCTTTTATACCTTCTTCCCATACTTTTGGGGGTGTAGAGAGAAGTTTCTTTCAAATTCATTTTCCCAATCTACACCTAGAGCCTTTAGGAGTGCTGCGAGGCACCTAACGTCAAACCTGACTGTGTCTACTCCAAAGTCTGTGTTTTGAACAATTTGGAGAACCCCATCTCTTGATATGTACACTTTCATAGGGTCTCCAGTAGGTTGTCTTTGGAAGTCTATAATTGTGACTCCAGACTTATTCTCAACGTTAATCAATATGTCTGGTAGCCTGTTTTCTTTCTTGTTTTTAGTCTTATGGGACATTTAGACCTTCCGATTTTACGAACTCTTCAAGCTCCAGAATTCTATACCACATAGAAAGAGTGAAATTTGGTAGGTCATGGTGAAAGTTCAGACCTGTGTAGTAACCATGTCTCAAGACTCTACCGGGTTTATCATTAAAGTTTTCGTTGAACTCAATGCTATAAGTGTCGTCAATCTTTTTAACTTTGGTCATCGATTGTGTACCCCATCTTTCTTATTATGATTAGTGGACTTCAAAGTAGTCTTTTCCAGCTTTACAATCCCCGCATACCATAATGTCAACACCGAATTCTTTCGGGGCTTCCTTAAAACTCTCAATGATGATTTCTTTTGCTCTTTCAACGTAATCGTTCCTTACTTCAATATTGATCTCATCATGATAGAACAATAGGAAGCGGTGGGCAATGCCCTCTTCCTTAAACCTACGCCAAATCATGGAGATAGTTGCCTTCATAACGATCGCCTCAGCACCTTGGATGAGGTAGTTGAGAGCTTTATGAGGCTGATTGCAATAGATATGTCGATCGTCTAGACCTACGATAAATCCTTGCTTTTTTACGATCTTTTTAACACGATTGATCAAGCTATCGAGGTTTGGATAAGCCTTTTGGAACTCCTCTTTGAGTTGGAAACCAACAGACTCGGGAAGCTTTAGAATCTTGGCAAGTTTAGGCCCTCCGGCACCGTAAAGAAATGCAAAAATGAAGGGTTTGGCATCTGCTCGGCTAACGATAGTTGATGACTTAAGAATAGATGTAGCACTACGAGAAAGAATATTAGCATTGTTCTGATGCATGTCTCCTTCGAGAAGTTCTTTTAGGAACTCATCATCTTTCATGTAATGAGCTAGAAGCCTTAGCTGACAACCAGCGGAGTCAGCCGACACAACAGACCAACCCTCTTCGGCAATAAAGAGGCTTCTGACTTCTTTTCCAAGTGTAGCATTACCTGATGGTAGATTTACAATAACGGACTGAGTCTGTCTAAAGGTTGGTGTACCAATATTAATAACATCTCCGTGGAGACGATCATTATCAGAGAAATGATCTTCCCATCCATCCATAATTGATTTACGAGACCTTAGAGTGTAGAACTCATTAATGTCTCCTGCGTTATCAAGCAACTCTAACGAAGTACTAGTAATCTTTGGGGAAGTCCTTTTCCAATAACGTTTACCTCTTTCGTCAAACTCCCACTTACCATTCCAGTCATCTGGCTCCCAGCCAATTTTCCATAGATATCGTTTAACTGAGTCTGTAGAACCAATATCAGCATCACGGAATGTTACACGACAGTAATCACCCCAAACACCGTAGTTGTTCTTCTTACCTGCATCCTCTGGTAAGTCAAAGGTTTCACGAAGTGCTTTCGAGAACAGACCATTCTTTTGAACAGCCCATTTCTTAGCAAAGCCACCAGTGAAGTTGTCGTGATCGTACTCGTCTGTGTATCTTATGGTGTCAGATTTATACCCTTTCCGATCTCCACTGATCTTCTGAGGCTCTTTACCAAGACGAGGATTAACTTCTGATGTAATCTCATCCATACGTTTGTCAATTTTATCGATAACATCACAAACGCTTCTCCGATCAATTAACCAACCGTTAATGAGTTGTTCTGCGGCAATTCTAGCAGAGTCTGTCTCAATTTGGATAGCTCTTACAATGTTCTTCTGCCCTGATTCGACTATATGGGTTACTTCGCCTAGTAGCTCTTTATAAATAGGAACCATAAGACGAACGTCTTGTTTCATATACTCAAACATTTCTTTACTGAACTTAGTAAAGTCTGTCCATTCACCTTTGTAGTTGTCAAGGTGAATACCCCATCGGGCAAGGCTGTGGCTATCACCCATGACAAGCTTAGGTTTTTTAGACAAACCAAAATCACCCTGTTCATTCCGCCATTTTAGATAGTTTTGATAGTTCCGATCAGAAGCATCAAACCTATCATAATTGAGCACTCTAGACATAACATGGGTATCAACAAACTTATCGTGATCATGCTTGTACCATGTTATACCGTTAAGTCTTGCTAGCTTAATAAGTAGGTACTCGTCGTAGCCCGCACCGTTATGAGCAGCGCGGACATCGTATGTACATAGGTCTCTTAAGAACTTTTCAAATTCGAGAGGACCGTACCATTTTTCTTCCTTAGTATCAAGGTCTATGATACCGCCGCAGAACCATCTGTCTGCGCTTCTTAGGAATCCGTTTGCTTCAGTGTCGTAGACACACCTTTGTCTAGCCATTCGTCTCCTCCTTGGAAAGTCTCGTTAGGAATACCGGGATAAAAAAGACTCATGTCTACACCAAGGTCTTTACACTGTTTAATCTTTCCCATGTGTGCCCAAGGAGCAAATTCCCGTGGCTGTTTCTGTGTATCAGAAATGCGGTTGTGAGCATCCATAAGATACCAGATTGCCTTTTCTAGCTCAATACGCTCATCATCTTTTCGACCGAGACGAGTTTGATACTTTAGTGCGTTGACCACACTCGGTGTAACATAGGGATCGATCTTACTACCAATGTAGGCAGCAAGGTCATTGTATCCAATGTCCCTACCAGTTTGCAAGGCTCGGATCATTTCCTCTGCCGGAATCAGTTGGTGATGCTTAGCTTGCACCGAGTTTTGGCCTTTTTCACGTTCTGTTGTCATATAATACCTCTTCTTTAGTTATAGTTAAGACTGTTCCTTCTCACTCTGGAGAAGGTCTGTTTTCTTAGCGTACACTGGGATTGCCCCTTTTTTGTGGTGGTTATGAGAGTTTGCGCGTCTCTTTGTGTCATACATCTTTCCTCTATGTCTTCTAAACGCTGAAGTTTGTTCTTTCTCTGTTCCGTTTCGGGCAACTACATCTCTCCACCTCTTGACACTGAATACGTAGGGGACCCACCAACCAACACAGACCTCTTCATCTTTAACGTCTGCTAATTGCTTTTCAAACGGTACTTCTTTTTCAGTTTCAAAGATATCATCCATTATAAGCTTCTTCCTCAATTTCATCAAGTGCCTTAGAGAGATCATAACGCAGGGCTTCTGCACTAATGTATCCGTAGAGATGTGCTACTTTGTCTGCAGCAAAGTCTTGAGACCAGTGGTTACCCTCTGCCATGATTGCCGCTCGTTCTTCAAACTGGTCACGACACATCTCAATTTGATATTTTGTTTGGAGATCTGCTTTAATCACTTGTTTGTCCTCCCATTCGTTGCCATAAGTTTTCCCAAAGAAGAAAGCCCATTCATAAGGATCGTCCAATACTTTACAAGAGAACCATTCCCAGTCAGAGATATCAATATTATTGTAACGAGCATCCGATTCTATTAAAGACATATGCGCTCGCATATCAACCATAGTATACCACCCATCTCCAATAGGCATGATGTAACCCTTTTGGGCACAGGGTCCACTTTCAATAAAGTGTAGGCTGTAATTTTCATTTACTAGGCTTAGATCACCGCTGTAGAACTCCATGAATCTTTCAGACATATTCTCAACCCTTTCGGTTGTTTGGGGAGACTATCATAGCCCCCCCTTGTTTTTGTTATTTATACTTTCGAGCCGGTAAGCATTACACGACCTTCTGAACTAACCATGTAATCGGTCAAGCTGGGGGATAGACGCCACTCTTCGGTGGTATTCATGGCCTATCACCCTTGGTCAAAAGGGATTTCGTCATCAAGATCTTTTGGTGTAGTCTTTTTACTCTTTGGTGCTGCTCGACCCTTCTTTGGTTGGGCATCAGCTTCCTCTAGTGCCTTAGAACCAACATCACCATCATCACTTCCGTCTGGATCAACAACCTTCATAGAATTGACGTGCTCAAACTTTTCTTTAGGCTGAGGCACATAGCGGTGAAGCTCTTTAACAGAGAGACCAAGAAAGTAATGAACGTGTTTAGTCACACCATCGTGCGTGAATTCTCGTGTGAAGATACGAACATCACCAACCGAACCATTACCAACAATCCTTGGATCACTGAAGGCTTCTCCTGTATCACCACGAAGGACTTCTGGCGGGTTGGACTCTTGGCCGTTTGCCTTAAACTGGTTACGACGAAGCTTCCAACGATAGAAAAGAATAGTCGACTCTTCATCGTCTTTGTCTTCTCGAACAGCTTTTACATGTTTAGTAGCGTTATACTCTTTACGCCAATTATTGGCCTCTGCCTTGTCCTCTGTTCGCAGTTCGACTTCCCAACCCATACGAGGATTACCATCGTTATCTTCTCCGATTTTGACAGGGTTGTTAGGGTCAGCCTTCAACCAGAAAATGGTAGCATCTTTGATAATTGTCATGTTTTATTACATCCTGTGTTTCGAGAACTTATAAATTTTGCTCTCTTATAGTGCGCACTTAGCGCTGTCTTCTTCTTTAACGTCACCTAATTTTATGTTACAGGCCAAGCAATTAGAATACGTCCTTCTCTTTTTGCTGGGTGTATGTAAGGTATAGCACCCCAGAGTATATCACAAAATTCTGATCGCTCAAATGCTTTCAAAAGTTTAGCGTGCTGGTTAGCGGTTGTCAGTTCTACTGCAACATAGTCTTTTTTAGAGTGGGGAGGTAAAAAGAGTCCAACGTAGACTAGCTTAAGATCCTCGCATATTTCTTTCAGTTCGTCAAGTAGCTCATCTAATTCTTCTTTTCTCATCTTTTCCTTTCAACCAGTGCTGAGCGTCGTCAAACGGGTCAATGAAGACACTGCCTAACTGCAACTGTAGGCCACAATCCAAACGGAATTGCGACAAGTTTCTCTCTTGAGTCGGACTCTGGATCATAGGTGACCATTCCAACGATAGCTCCTTCAATATCAGCCCTCCCTATTACTTTGAACAGACAAACAGCATCTTCAGGTAAAGTACCTTGGAATGCACCCGGTGCTCTTATCCAGAACATCATACCCTTAAAAACTATGGTAGGCTCTACACAGGGATCTGGGCTGTAAATTGCTATTATTTCAGACTCCAGTTCTTCAATGCGTTCAAGCAAAGCAATATGAATATAATCCGCACAACCAAGAGACCTTAACTTCTCAATTCGTTCTCTTGATATATTTACTTTTACTATATTATGCGAAAGCATAGTCTGATTCCTCTATTTTGCTAAGATCTAGTTTGCCTCTTTCTGGCATTAGATCTAAAGAGTTAAGTTCTTCTAAGATCTCTCTAAGAGGGTCTATTTCATGTAGCCGTCTAAACGTTTTGCGTACCCTGTAGAAGAGATCTTCCATATGGGCGGCATGACAACCGAAAGAGTCATGTACCACAACAACTGAAAATGAGCAATCATGTACAGTATGGGCCAAGTGTGCAGCATCCAACGAATGTACGATGTTTGGTGCAGCCCCTGTTTTCTGCTTGCTTTCGTTAAGAGTACTCTCTTCCCAAACTTGAATTTGGACCCACAGAGTTTTGGGTCCATGTTGTAGGCGTACGCGTACAGCCTTTGCTTTTCGATACTCTTGTACCACTGGAAACCCAGTAGTTGGTGTATGCCATGTAAGTGGTTTATTTTCTTCATTTGCTCTCTCCGCAAGGGTTTCAAACAGCCTAAGCATTCTAGCTGGGCCTTTTAGTTCATCATAACAGGTACGATATACTAAGTCTCCTAACATTATACCCCAGAGATAGTCCTTGTCTCTCAGATAATCGTTAATACCTCTGGTATCCTCAATTACTTGTTGACCCATACCGTAAGAGGTACCGCCATAACCGAGTGTCATAGTATTTCTCTTGACGCTTGATCTCCTCTGTTTCTTAGTTAATTTGAGCCAATAGACAGGGAATAGCTTTTCTCTAAGATCCCTATTACTCTGTTTCCATTTCATAAGATTCTTATAGGCAATTTCCTTACGATCTGACCCAAGAGGAGCTTCAGAGTACTTCTTTTGCAGCTCTATACCCTTACTTTGCACAGCACTAAATCTATTTACTACTTTCTTAGGTAGTTTGCTACGCATGTCTTCTAACCTAGACCATACCTTATCAGCAATGAACATGTATACATCGCCGGGGGTAGCTTGAGGTACAAGATTGACAAGAGGCGCAACCTCCTCATCACGGGACATAGCAGCAAGGTGTTGAACACCATTGTTACTACCGTCTATGAAGACCGGTAGGCAAGACGGGAAATCTTTTGATTCTTCACCTCGCTTTTCCCACGCAGTCAAGGCTTCAATTTCAAAGCAAGAGGCTAAGAAAGAGAAAGGTTTATCAGCTTTCATCCATCCACGATGAGAAAGCGGATCGCGCGCGTAATCTTTAATATAATGCAAGTTATCTTCTACCCACTCAACTCTTTCTTTTAGCGGTATCTTGTCTTCTCCCCATACATTTGCAGCATAGGTGTATAACCACTTTTGGCCGTTAGGACCTAGCGGGACTGGTTCGTCCAGCATTAGGATACCGCGAGCGTTATCTGAAGACTGTTCATGTAAGAATGCCGTGTTGGGGTAAATCCTACCCATATTGTTCGCAGAAGATCGTTAGTCTTCTACCGTAACATGCGACCAAGTTTTTCCAGCTCTTATTTGTTTTATGCACCACTCCGTGACATTAAACTTTTTTGCAAGAGCCTTCCTCCTCATATTAGGTCTCTTCTTTACTTCTATTACTTCTAGTTCTGTAAGTTTCCTTATTGGGTTTTTCCTTCCATTCATCTTGTAAGAATGAAGTTGATTGTAAGAAGGAGTACATCTTTCTAGATTACAAAGGCTGTTGTTGAGTGGGTTTCCGTCTATGTGGTTAACCTGTGTCAAGCTAGGCACCTTTAAGATAAAACTATCCGCAACAAGCTGATGAACTGTTTTTGTGCATCTCTTTGATTTATAACATAGAACTAAAGTCAGGTAACCTTTAGAGTTTTTAGTAGGCTTGAGACATCTACCTTTTCTTAACGCCATAGTTCCACTGAAGGGAACAAGAGTATCTAAACGACGTACTTCTCCTTTATTAGATACTTGGTATACGGTTTCAAAGCCTTTAATATCTTTCCATATTCGCATGTTCTGCTCCTTATTACTAAGAAGATCGGACTATATCATACCTATACTAGGCCTCTGCGCTTCGAGCCACTTGGCTCTACATAATAGTCTCTACACCTTCTAATTAAAAATTAGCTTGGCTCGGTATTGTCACATTGGATGTTTACCGAATTCACAGAGTTTTACTTCCGCCATAGGATTAACGGAAGTCGAAGTTATATAAGTGGTAGAAAGTTTTATCGAGGTGGAGATTTGCAAGCTTTTGGACGGCTTCCGCTTCTATTAGCATAGACCGTCTTTTCTTGTTGTCGACCTCTTTATAATATTTGAACGGAGACTCACTATAGTCTTCGGATTTTTCCATGAAGTGTTCATAGACTGCAAAGACATCCTTGTTGATCCTCCATCCAGTGCTGCTTAGTTTATTTAGAACATAGAAAAGCACTTCCATTTCTTCGCTGGGTCTTTTAAATGGGTCAAGTTGCATGGCAGACCCTCTTTTAACAATTGGTGTGCCAGTAGTTGAGTGGTATGGATATCCCTTGACCCAAGGCGCTGGGACGATATTGACAGGAAACATGTCACAATTGTCCATATTAATTGTATCAATCAGAGTCTTGAGACGTTTCCAATCTTCTGCTACAATAACATAGGCCCTGTGCTTAGAGACCTTTGTATTTCGATTTGTCTTTTCTTTTGTGTAAGAAATTAAGCCAATGTCTATGAAACTTATTACAATAAACCACCCAGCATGGATTTCCATAATAGAGTTTTGTGGTAGCTTGTTCTTTTGTCTTAGCCTACGACCAATAGAAGCAGATAGCTCTACCAGCGTTCCTCTTCGCTCAATTGCTCTCAGAACATGGGGGTAACTGAAGGCGATAAGGTTTTCCGCAGATAGTTTCTCTTCCGTGAGCCAGTAGGCACCATTTCTGGTGTCAAGATTTTCAAGACGGTAACTTAGGTCTTGTTCGAGGGCTTCTAGAGTTTCTGATGCTTCCACACCGCCTCCTGTTATCTTACTTATGGAAGTAGTTATGGGTGTTATCGTACACCTTTAACCAGTTATAGATAGAATCCTTACTACATCCAAACTTTTCTGCGGCTTTAGTAGGACCTACTTTAATAGCCTCTTGACATGCTCTCATACGAAAGGAATCATCGTAGTCTCCGACGACCTGAAGGATATCCCCAGTTTTACCGAAAGTCGGTTCCCTTAGCCTTGTAGTTCTCCAAGCAGTAGAGTTTGAAACCCCGTAACGAGCTGCAGTCCCAGAGATAGAGAAACTAAGGGGCTGATCGTTCTTGATTATGTTTTGGTTATTTCCCCAACCAGAGAAGTTAAACCTAGGGTTTACCGATCCTTTAGTCTGATCCTGCGTCTTGGCCTTACCAGAACATGCTTTTGAAGATTTCTTCGACTGGCCTTTCACTATCACTATCTTCGTAGGTGTGTGACAGTTTGTCGTTGATGAGTCCAACGACGACTGGGAACTGAGCGTTTTGTTTTGTGACTTCTGCCTTGCTGGCTTCGACTTTTCTAGTAGACTCATAAGGAATTGCTCCATTCTTAATAAATTCTTTATTGATTTCTTTAAGTTGATTTTCTCCAAGAAACATTTCATAACCGTTTTTAAGCGTAATTACTTGATATTCGTTTTTCATAGCTTACCCCTTCAGATAGTTTCTCTTAGAACCTTGGACCGAAGCCGTCTTTGTTAGACAGTATTAAGAAGAACACTAGCACTAGGCCTGTAACAACACTAGCTAGTCCAAATATGGGGTAATCAATCCACCAAGGTGCATCGAAGTACCATACTATGGTGTAGACGACCCAAGATAATATGACGGGAATCCAGTAGAATATAATCATACTCGATACGCCTCCGATTGCATTCCCATATCACTTGTCTTTGGGTTTGATCCGAGGTCATAGTTTGATCCGTAGAATCGGAAAGCCCGTAAGATCAAAAGGCTCACGTCTTGACGAACACCAAGTTTAGATGCCTGACTAAGGATGCCAGTAATCAGAGTTTGCTCCTGACCCATGCGTTCTGGTTTTATAGAAGCTTGAAAAAGAAGGCTATCAAGTTGATCCAACATTCTGACAATATCTTTCTGGCGGTCTGTAACTGCTGCGGGGTAAGTAAAGCTCCTTGAACAATGGAATTCAAACCTCTTCATTTCATTAGATTCTAGATTGTCAAGAGCTTTCTTTAGTTCAGGAGATTTGTTTTTAGCATGATGAGGTGAGTCACCTGCTGCAAACTCTGGTGCATCATGCATAATGATATACAAAACTGTTTGTAGGTCAACTTCTTTTTTAAAAAGAGACAAAAGCAGCTTTACCATACGAGCAGAATGTGCGTCTGTGAGATCTGCCGAGTTTCTGAGGCTATGCTCATGGTGTGAGTGATAACGATTTACGAAACCAGATCGCCACAACGTGAATGTTTCTACTGCGTTTTCAATTTCTTTAGACACTGTGTGTAATCCTCATACGCTTGATTGGTTTATTAAGATAGGCGCGACATTCAAAGAATTCAAGGGGATCTACCCCGCCATTTGGGCGAACTTTCATAATGTATTTAGCGACTTTACGCTCAAGGCTTTCGGTATTTGTAGCAGTAATCTCCTTAGTTTTCAGGATTTTGTTATTTGTCATTATTTGCCTCTTGAAAAAAAATTAGGTATTTACCCCCCGCCCCGAAGGGCGAGGGGAAAGAGACATCACTCACATTACCAGATTTGCACGGTTTTATTAGGATTCTTGACACAAGCAAGTTGGAGTTGACCCATGAACGCTACAGCGGATGTGACTCCGCCCCAGTTAGAGTTGTGATACAACTTCCCGATAGACACGTCATAGCTCATTTTAGCATCCTTTCGTTGATTTGACACAGATAGCCATAACCAAACCCTATCGGGATAGTACACATCCTTTTCAGGATTCCAGCGTCTTCAAGAGCTTTAGCAACGCCCTCGTTTTCTGAATACCCTTTAACTAGGGCAAAAGAGCCACGCAGGGGTTTGGGAACAGCCTTTTCCATAACACCAGCTACAAAGGCTGTAGGCCTAGACCACAGCTCTCCGTCTTTGGAGATATGAATAGTTAATGAGCCATCTTCATATGTCCCAGAAACATCAACATCATACTCTCCTTTGGGAATATATTTGCTATGCAGGAACGCCTTTATTTTTGCCATGTCATCCTCCGATTCCATGAATGATGTAAAAACCTGCAATAAGCAGGGCGAATAGGGCGCTTCCACCCAGTAGATCTATTAAGAAGTTCCGCATCGGAGTTTCCATCTTGGATTGTTTCATTGAATTTCTCTCTGTGCCCGTAAAGAACGGAAACAGCGTTATCTCCATAGCGTCGGTAGGGTGATTGTTCCACCCTCTTACATCCTATTCACGGTCTCTATGGTGGGAGTTGTTATCCGTATCACGCTATTTGGATATCTTGTATTCCTACACAAGCCTTTAACATGACTTGCAGCATCTTAAACAGTCGGGGGCCGATATGGATAACCAGTAGACCGATTCCCTTCCTGATAAGACGTTTAAGGAATTTCTCTAGGGAAGGCCAGACATACTTGAAGAACAAGTACTCAACAGCTTTCTCTATCAAAACTACAAGACACCCGAAGAAGCTCATTAGCTTAACCTCGGGTGTCTGTCAGAGTTTCCTTCATTGGACCTCTTACTTCTTTGCGCAGGTTGCCTCTGACACCACTAGCGCGATGGTATAGACAGCTACAATGACTGATGCAGCCATAATAGTGACTATGATTGTACAGAGGGTTGAAATGAAATTTATCATGCCAAGACCACCTTGACAAGAAGTTTGCTCGTTTCCCATGCTGTGATCAAGATCGACATGGGGAAGATCAGCGGCATCATCATTAGAAACACAGTCAAAACTGCGAAACCGTTTCCAGCCCAAGTAGCAAGCCCGTGAAGAGAGGGATGCTCGATGTGGGCGTCATAGAGACGAGTGATGAAACACAAGCTGAGAGTCACAACGGTTGCAACAGCCAGAGCTAGAGCCGAGCTAGACACGCTGGCAAAGATAGCAAAAGCCATTACAACCGAGAGGTAGACTGCAACCCCCATAACACAGGCCACAGAGATTGCCATAGCTGCACGAGCAGCAGGCTTACGGCGAAGAGTGTTCCACTTGTTGCGGAACCAGAGTTTGATACGATTAATCATTGTTGTGTCCTTTATTTACGGGGCTTGCGGTTGGCTTTACGCAGAGGTTTAGTCTTACGAGCTTTTTGACGAGTAGAATGAGGATCGAAAGCTTTTGCTCTCTCCCCGGCCTCTGCAGTTTTAGCAGCAACCAGTTCTTCCAGTTTGGAAGACTCATCAGTGGAAGTCGAGGCGCTTTCCTCCGTCTGAGTTTCCTCTTTAGGAGCGTCCTCTTTCGTCGTCTTGAAGAACGACTTCAGAAAGTCCAGAAGCTGGGTCTGGAACTTGATTGTTTTGTCCGTAACTTTACGAACGATCTTCTTGATGAAGTTGAACATGTCGTGCTCCTTTTTGTATGACGACGATTGATTTTGCCCAGCATTCTAGTGCTGACTTGTTAGTTATTTTTTGGACAGAATTAAGTTTCTGCCTTACTTTCTTTCTATCGTGGTTTACGCTGCTTCGGCCTTTGAGAATACAAGAACCATCAGGGTGATCAGCCCTATGATATTCTTTGCGATACCCAGCCCAAGGAGCACACCAGCAACCCACCCGAAGGTGACGCTGACTGCGAAAGCTCCGTAGATGAGGGCGATAGCGATAGTGACACTAGCGATAGTGCTGATGATGGCCATAGTCATAGTAATGCTCCTTGAGCTTGGTGTGTTTGGCATAGTGAACAGTTTATACACATGTTCAGGTGTTAGCTCTCAAAGCCCGTTAAAACTGAGAAAGCTC